GCACAGACCTACGAACAGTCAAAGCACAGGCTCGTGAGTTGAATGAACAGATTGATTTATGGCGAGAAGAACAAGCACAAGTTGTGACATTAGGTAAGAGCAGCCCATTGTCTATGCTTGTTGATGCCTTCTATCAATCTAATGATTTCAATATGTTGCGTGACGAAACTAAACGAGATTATAAATACTTTCTGTCTGTATTGACAGAGACTTTGGGTGACAAAGCATACAAAGATTTGACCACTCGACAAGCAAAAGTTGCATATGAAGAGTGGGTCAAGCGCGGTGTGCAGTTTGCTAATCATGTATGCACTGTTGCCTCTCGTGTGTATCGTTATGCCCTTGACATGGAGTATGCGTATGTCAATCCATTTGCAAGCGTGAAACGAAAGACACCTGTGCCACGCAAGGTTGTCTGGACAAAGGATGATGTGCGTCAATTCCTTGACACTGCTTACTCTGAATTTGAAACACGCAATGTGGGATTGATTGTTCACATGGCGTATGAGTGGTGTCAACGCTTGGGTGACATGCGCTTGCTTACATGGGATATGTTTGACTTGACTGAAGGAAAACTGTTTCTTGAGCAGAGCAAACGCCGTGCGCAAGTGACACTGCCTATCAGTGATGACCTGATGTCTATGCTTGTACAACAGAACGAAGACTTTGGCTTCCAGAAGTATGTAGCACCACGCCCACGCCCTGCTAATGGACAGTTTGAACCATACAGTATGCAAAGACTGTCTAAATATGGGCGACAGGTGATGAGGCAAGCAGGATTGTCAGACGAACTACGACTGATGGACTTGCGTAGGACAGGCACGACTGAAATGATTGAAGCAGGTGTCGGAATGGCACAGATTATGTCGGTTACTGGACATTCTAATCCACAATCAGTGAAGCCTTACATGAAAAATACATATGCTAGTGCAAATTACGCATTGACGGAGCGTAATAAGCATGATATAAGCATATACAAGTGCCGACAAGGAGAGTGATATATACATGAATAATATATATAACATTGTAAGTGATATGGATATACCTAATGGACATACAAAGCGTATGACTTGTCCTGTATGTAATGGGTATAATACATTCACAGTGACCAACAACATGGGTAGTCTTGTGTGGAACTGTTACAAGGCTTCCTGCACTGTCAGTGGTGGCACTCGTGTTCATTTGTCTGTGGAAGACATACGGAGTGGCTTCGGTGGAGCAGAGGAGTTTGCTACTGATACATTTGAAATGCCAAGCTATGTCGTTCCACATAGACAGCAGAGACAGTTGATTAAGTTCTGTGCCGAATGGGGCATTGATGAAGATGAACTTGGTCTTATGTATGATGTAAAGGAAGACCGTGTAGTATTTCCTGTGCATCACGAAGGACATATCGTTGATGCTACAGGTAGGTCATTAGGCAAGCGACTGCCTAAATGGAAACGATATGGAAAAAGTGGCTTGCCATATGCTCATGGCTGTGGTAATGTCGCGGTAGTTGTTGAGGACTGTGTGAGTGCCGCAGTTGTAGGCAGTGATGTTCGGCTTGTAGGGGTAGCCATGTTGGGGACATCAATGCTTGAATCACACAAGAGGTATCTCTCACAGTTCTCGACAGCAGTAATCGCATTAGACCCCGATGCTTTACCAAAGACACTAGCGATTGCGAAAGAGTTGCGTGGACATGTTTCCGATGTGCGTGTTCTGCGTTTGACTGACGACATCAAGTATCGTCACCCCGATGACATAGATGCATTAGCATCTTTAACCAACAAGGAGATTATGTAATGGAGTTATCACTTATACGAAGCCTCATGGACAAGTCATTCTACGATGACCATCGTGGTGCTAAATGTCCTGACCGCCTGTTCAGTAAGGATGTGCGTAAGATTAAGAAGACTATTGATGCGGCAATGGACAGATACAATCGTAGTGTATCACCAGATGAAGTTGAAGCACTGTTCATGTCTGATAATCCAACGCTGACTACAGCACAGAAGCAATCGTATGCTTCTCTGTTCTCTACTATCAAGAAGGAAGGAACAATGGGACACGACATCTCACAAGAGGTGCTGTCTAAACTGTTTCGCCAAGTGATTGGTGAGGATGTAGCCAACATTGGATTTGATATGGTCAATGGTGATGCTAATACTTTGGAGTCTCTGCGTAACCTGCTTGAGAACTACGGAGATGACTTCATTCCTAACCTGAACATTGAGTGGGATGACATCACGATTGAGACACTCATGGCAAAGGCTGAACTGGAAGCCAAGTGGACATTCAATATACCTAGTGTATGCCGTAAGGTAGAGGGCGTGAGTGGCGGTCAGTTGATTGAGGTAGGTGCTAGGCCAAACACAGGTAAGACATCCTTCCACGCCTCTCTAATCGCTGGCCCGAATGGGTTTGCACATCAAGGTGCGAAGTGCATTATCCTGTGTAACGAAGAGCCTACTCACCGTGTTGGCGCACGATACTTAACAGCGGCGGCTGGTATGTCTGCTCGTGAGGTTCGTGATAATATGCCAAAGGCACAGGCACTCTATGCACCTGTCATGCAGAACATCAAGATTAAGGAAGCAGGTGGTCGTGACATGGCATGGGTTGAGTCCGTGTGTAAGTCATATAAGCCTGACATTCTTGTGCTTGACATGGGTGATAAGTTTAGTGTCACTGGTAGTTTTGCCAGAGAAGACCAAGCACTGGCGGCTTGTGCTATCTATGCTAGGCAGATTGCAAAGACATATGATTGCACTGTGTTCTATATGTCACAGTTGTCTGCAGAGGCAGAGGGTCGTGCGCAGTTGAACCAGAGTATGATGCAAGGCTCTCGCACAGGTAAGGCCGCTGAAGCCGACTTGATGATACTGATTGGTAAGTCACCATCTGTGGAAGGACAGGAAGAAGAAAGCCCACTACGCCATATCAACATTGTGAAGAACAAACTCAATGGGTGGCATGGCATGGTAAATTGTGAACTTAACTACTTAACAGCGAGGTATGAAGGATGATGCAGTTACATTTGTTTGACCAACCAATAAACACAGACATTGAGTATGTGGATTTGAAAGATGTCCCAATTTACTTTGGGGACAAGGGGCGGCGTAGGCAGGACTTAACTGCTTCTTCTGCCTTCCTTGCTTCAATGCCAGAGGGTAAGTATCGTGTGTATCGCACAGGCGGCACACACCCACTGCCTATGTATGAAGGTCGCACAGACTTTCCATTCTTGATGAATGTTAAGACAGGCAAGATACTGACACCAACATTCAGTCGGGCTGTGTATCCGGCCTATGGTCTGAACAACGGCAGGTTTAGCAAGGCAATCTACTGCCATCGTATCTTTGCTATGGCATTCGTAGCCAACGCTACACCAGTAGACAGATACAATGTAGACCATATCAATGAAGACAAGTTAGATTACAGCGTAGATAATCTTCGTTGGGTGTCTATGTCAGAGAACTTGACAGGTGTTCGTAACAGTGCTAGGTTGTCCAACAAGAAGCACAAGTATTACACCAGCGAAAACTTTGTATAGGAGATGATATGAAACTAACACTTGATGTAGAGAATACTGTCACCAAGCGTGGTGGTAAGATGCATCTTGACCCCTTTGAACCTGACAACTCACTCACAATGGTGGGTATGCTAAATGACAGGGGCGAAGAATGTATCATTACATTTGACCATGCAGATGGGCATACTACCCCAATGGGTCACGAGACTGTGCAGGAATGGCTTGAACAAGCGACTGTGCTTATCATGCACAACGCAGCGCACGACTTGCTGTGGCTGTGGGAGTCAGGCTTTAAGTATGATGGCCCTGTGTTTGACACAATGCTTGCAGAGTATGTGCTACAGCGTGGACAGAAAGAACCACTGTCTCTTGAGGCTTGTGCTGAACGGTATGAGTTAGACACGAAGAAGCAAGACACGCTCAAAGAATACTTTAGTAAGGGCTACAGCACTCGTGACATACCACATGCAGAGTTGTCAGAGTATCTGTCTGCTGACTTACATGCTACACAGCAACTATCTGACAAACTGATGTATCGTTTGAATACACCTGCTGATAGTGCGCTTATGAGTACCGTTGACCTGACTAATCAGGTTGCTGTATGTCTTGCTCGTATTTATCAGCGAGGCTTTACAGTTGACCGAAGCAAGTTGGATGAAGTGCGTCAGGAATTTGAGGCAGAGAAAAGGCAACTTGAGATTGACCTGCAGAAACATGTTCGTAGCCTGATGGGTGACACACCTATCAACTTGAATAGTCCAGAGCAACTTTCATGGGTAATCTACAGCCGTAAGGTTATGGACAAGACCTATTGGGGAAATGCTATTGACCCATACATGGATGATGCAGACTTTCGCAGTCTTATTGCAGGTGGTACAAAGCGTATGTATAAGACACAAGCAACACAATGCTCTGTGTGTAATGGAACTGGACAGGTAAGAAAGGTAAAGAAAGATGGAACACCTTTTGCTAACACAAACAGATGTAAGGACTGTGATGGGGCTGGCTATACTCTGTCTGATACTTTGGATGTGGCGGGGTTAAAGTTTAAACCACCATCACCAAAGTGGGCAAGTGCAAATGGCTTCACTACGAGCAAGAGCAACCTTGAAGTGCTTGAGTCTGCCGCCAAGTCTAAAGGTATGACAGATGCTGTTGACTTCCTAGCCAAAGTGCGTAGGCTATCAGCCGTTGACACATACCTATCATCCTTTGTGGAAGGCATTGACCTGCACACAAAGACTGATGGTAAGCTGCATGTACGCTTGCTACAGCACCGCACTGCCACTGGCAGGTTCAGTGGTGCTGACCCTAACATGCAAAACATGCCACGTGGTGGTACATTCCCTGTGAAGAAGGTGTTCGTATCACGATTTAACGATGGCAAGATTATGGAAGCAGACTTTGCACAGCTAGAGTTTCGTGCGGCTGCTTATTTATCACAGGATGGAGTAGCAATTGAAGAAGTATCTACTGGATTTGATGTACATTCATATACCGCTGAAGTTATTAGTACCGCTGGTCAACCTACGAGTAGGCAGGATGCGAAAGCGCATACTTTTG